CAGATGAGAGAGAAATTGTCAACGAGAACTGCACGATGAACCTTGCCGGTTTTCAGAACCGCTTCGGCGCTATTTCCGGTCAACGTTCCGATCTCAATGTAATCAATGTCTCGACCAAGTTGCTGCGCGTGCGTGCCTACGGCTGACGCAATCAACTGGTGGTAGTCGTCGCAGGAATATCCAAGTTTCGCGTCAATCGTCATGCTGTAGCCATTTCAAACGGATTCGGTAACGGTTCCCCAACCGGCAGAAAAGCTTCGCGCTTTCGCCCAAGAATCTTGACCGCCATTTCAAAAACTTCTTCGGGAAACGTGCGGTAAAGCTGGTGACAACCGATTTCACAGCTCGCGCGCCATGCTTGCGCGCCTTTGTATTCAGGCAGGCAATGGCAACCGGCACATGGAATCGAGTTTTTCTCGAACGGCGTCACTTCCGGCAAATGCCCATATATGCGTGCGCCCTGCGTGGGCCCGTGAATCGCAATCGTTCGCGTTCCAATCGTCCCGGCGACGTGCGCTGGCCCGCTGTCGTTCCCGATTACAAGTCGAGACGCCTGAATTGCTGACGCTATGAACGGCCACGATTTACCAACGATGCAGTGGAACGGCATAAAGAAAGCGTAGTCGCGTTCTTTCGTCACGAAGCGCACCGAATAACCCTCGCGCTTCAACAATAGACCCAATTCAACGAAATAGTTTTTCGGCCAGATTCTAGGCGACCATACCCCATGCGGAAAAATCAGCACGTCTCCCGCAGCGCGGCGACCCATTTCGCGCGACATCGCGTCGGGCTGAATCTTCGGGCGCGTCGGCGTTTCTTTTACGCCAAGATGATGCGCGATCCATTGCAGATAATTGAGCGGTGAATTGAGTCGGACGGCGGTTTCGTAGCCTTTGTCGGTGAACACCGCGCCTTCTTCGTTCTCGGTGATCGGCATACGGAAAAGCTTCAACACTTCGCGTTGCCAACCGGGTGCGACGAACGAAACCTCGCTGCCCGCGTCGATAATGCCTTGACCTAACCACGCAAAACAAACCACGTCGCCTAAGCCGTGGAACCAACCTTTGCTATGATCTGCCCAAATCTTCACTCGTCACCCTCCCGCAGGGAAATCCCTTAACCTACGTGAGGGAACACGAATGAATCGTGTTTGTTTTGCCCAGATTTATGCTCTGCTCGAACCTGAACCGCTCGCGGCCTTGATCAGTTGACCCGCCGCGCCTTGTCCGGCGTTCGTGCCATACATTAGCGAGAACCGCTGATTGCCGGTTGCAAGCGTGTGATCGACGTATTGAACGAGCATCACGCTGATTCCGAGGTCGGCGTCGGTAACGGTTTGCACGTTTCCGAAGCTCGCACCGGGCGCAAACTTCGTATAATCGTTCGGCAACCTCGTCGCGATGCACAGCGCCGATTTGCTGCCCGCGAATCCGGTCACGTTGCCGTTGTTGGTCGGCAGGTTCGGAGCGCTGACAACTTGGAAGTTGCTGACCGGCAGAACAAGTGAAGTCCCGCCGTTGGTCGGATCGGTGATCAGTTGCGGGCGCTGAAATGCCGCAAGGCTCATCAACGTTGCGTCGGTTTCGAGTTTCTCGAACACGGTCGGGTAAAGCAACGCTGTGCGATTGCCGAGCGCAAGAGGCACGCCACGCAATGTCAACGCCGTTCCAACTCCGATGAGTGACGCGCGCGTGAATGCGGAAGTCGCTACAACGGTGTTGTTCGTGAAGTTGACGTCGGTGATATTGGAATACAGATCGTCAACCATCGCCTTTGCCAGCGCATAGGCTTGCGCGGGAGCTTGTTCGTCGAACAACCGGCGAACTGTTGACGCCATGATTTGCTCGTTAAACGCGACCGGCACGCCCTGATGTTTGTCAATCGTGATCGGCACGTCCGTTGTAACCGGAGCGTCGATGCCCGTGGCCCAACCTGTTGAGGTGTTGTAGTCAACGACTGGCGGGATATCCACGGTGCGCGTCATAATCGTCTGATTGAACGCGGCTTGCTCTGCCGTGAAATCCGTCGTGAACATCGCAAGCGATGGGAACGTGAATTTCAGAAGCTCAAGCGTGCGCTGAACGACCAAAGTTCCGCTCAACGTGCCCAAGTCGCTGTCAGTGACGTCGGCTGCGAAGATCGCATCCGAAAGACGGTCGATTGGGAACGCAAGCATCCTGTCGCGGTTCGCTGATCCGGCTTTGAACTCCGCGGCATACATGGCCGCGAAATCACGGGAGCAACTAACTTTGTCCTCCCATTTGCGTGATTTCTTGGCTTCGGACGTGATGCGCGCTAATGCGCCGAAGATCATGCCGGGGTCTTCGTTTTGAACTGCAATCCGTGAGTCGAGAGAAGTTATTCGACTCCCAATCGCTGTGTTGCCTTGCATCCCGGCGATAACCGAGAGAAACGAAGGATCGCCGGTTGCCCGATTGATCAAATCGTTTTGGACTTGCGTCGCCTTCGGCAGGATTGCACCGCGCTGAATTGCGGCTTTCACCGCTGCTTCGGCGTTTTTCTTGTTCACGCCGCGAATCTCGCCCTGCAACCGTTCGTTCTGCGCTTTGAGTTCGGCGCTTTCAATCTCAAGATTGATCGCCTTCAATTCGCTTTCACGGGTGTTGAGGGTCAAGACTGCGTTTGCGTCTGTGTCGTCTTTGGCTGCTCGCGCTTTGAGCGCGTCAACCTCTCTCTGAAGCTCCTGATGTTTCGACCGGAGCGCGTCGAGTTCTGATGTTTCCATTTGTTTCCTTTTTGTTTCTGCATTGTCGCCGTTCTCCGGCGTGCCGATTGATTCGGCGTTTTTTGCCCACAAGGGCAAATCTTTGAAAGCTGGATTGTTGACTAAGCCGCCCATGTTCGGGTCGGCTGTTTCTTTGCAAATGACGAGGGCTGCTTCAGCGCGCTTATTGTCCACGTGAAAGACAGGGGAAAAAGCGCGGAAGTCTTTGCCTTCCACTGCGGTCTTTCCGCTTTGCGACCATTCGCCGCTTGCAATTACACCCTCGCCATTGCGCCAAATGAACGACTTCGGCCAGAATGCGGCTCGATTGTCGTCGTGGTTGAAATCGAAATAGGGGCGTTTACCTGATGCCATGAGTGCCACGCGCTGTTTCTCAATCGCTTGCGCTGAATCCGGCCCGATCTTGACCTTGATCGGTCGCCCGATTCCGCCCGCGACCGGCGTGATTGCGTGCAGTCCAATCGGAAGAAAAAGAATTTCGTTCGTTGCCGTGGGCGAGATTTCGATTGCCGCTCGGCATTCAATCGGTTGTGTGTCGTCGTTCATTTAATTCCCTCTGCGAGTTGCTTCAACTCCTCTGCAAAAACCACATCGTCTTCAATCTCGTTCAATTCTTCAAGCTTCGAGTTGAGCGCCGCGCGCCGTTCGTTCTCGGCGCTGTGCAATAGCGATGGAAACTTGCTTTTGTCCTGCGGCACTTTCAAGACCTGATTGCGTGGCACGACTTTGATGCCTTTCGTGGTGCTGACCCAAACGTTATGATAATCCTGCGCGACTACGATCCCGCGACCGTGAGGCGTGTTCACGGTTTCGCCTATGTTCACGTATTGGTTGCCTCGGAAAGCGTGGCCTGGTTTGTCGCCTGCTTCGATCACGGTCGGCACTTGCAAACCCAACTGCTTGTAAGCTGCCGCGCGATGGTTGCCGTCTTTGATTCTGCCGTTTGATTTCAACTCAACCGGGTCAAGTTGTTCGCCTGATTCAATGCGCGCCATGTAACCGCGCACGATGTGATTGTCCACGACGGAGGGGCGCAGCTCGCTCGGTGATCGAAGCGTGATGTCGCTGGACTTTAATTCTGGTAATTCTTCATCCGTCAAAATGTCGTGCGTGAGGTAGCGTGCCGATTGGTGCTTACTTATAGTCATTCCAGCCTTCCGAGCGTGATAAACGGAGTGCCGGTGATAAGGAATCGAAATGTGCTGCCGTCTGCTGCCAAGTGCGGCAGCTCCATGAGTTTCAAATGGAATGCCTTCTCGTTCTAAGTATGAAAGTTGTGCGTTATAGCCAGTATTTGATCCACCGGCGACCATCATAATTTGTTTATGATCCTGCCAGTTTGAGTAATCTGGTTTCCCGCCAGTGTATTGATTACCTCTGAATTTATGACCGGCTTTGTCTCCACCTTCGCCCGCTTTCAAGTCTTCGGGTGCTGACTGATCCTCGTTGGTTTCGCTGTTCGGATCAGCCGCCCCGAAATCGTTAAACCCGCCGAATTGATCCATCGGATTCTGCGTTGCGGCATTGTCTGCGGTCGTTTCCTCGCCTTCTGCCGGTTCCGGCACGTCGTATTTCTTGCGAAGGTAGTCGAGGCCAATCGGCATGAGCTTCGACAATGCCGTGTCGCGTTGCGCTTCACTCAAGTCTGCAACTTCGTCTTCCAAGAATTTGATCTTCGGCGGTTCGTTGGCGTCGCCGTAGTTGAGCGCGAGAATCATCGGGATCAGTTGTTTGTTGATCACAGATTCGGCGAATCGGCCAGCGGCGTCGATGCGATCACTTTTAACGTCGGCTTCAACCGCACCGAACGCTTGCCCGCCGCCTTTGCCGGTCGTGCCATGCGTGCCGGTCATGGTCTGGCCGAGAATCAGGTTGCGCGCGTATCGGTCGGCCCGGTCGAGGAGTTCGCCCTGCGGAGAGTGATCGCTGCCTTGCGCGTTTTGGCTGATCATTTCGAGCGTGGTTCCAACGGGGAAAGCCGCCCAACCTGCCGAGCCCATGTTTTGCAGCATATTGCAAATTGCGTCAATCGTAGCTTGCGGCGCGTTCGGTGCGTAGTTCGCCCAACGAAACGGGAGGCCGAATACTTGCGCGAGATTCAAAAGCCAATCACTTGAAAAGTTGGCCGCGCACCACCACCACGCGAGTGGGATAAGCAACGGCCCGCCGAGCGGCGACCCTGTTTTCGCTTTGTGGATCGCAACAAGAAATTTGTTAGGCGGAAACGGATCGACGATCACGGGCTGACTGCTGGTCGTGCTAAAGGGCGGCTGCGTTTGCCCGGCGCGTTCGCTCCGTGGTCGCAAACCGATGGTGTTATCCCATGCGAAACCGTATTGCGTCGGTTGCACCCAAAAAGTTGTTCGTGGCGCGGCGATTGTGCCGACGTTCATCGTGTCGGTCGATTCCCAGACGATCTCCGAAACGCTTACACCCCTGATCCAACCGTCGAGAATGTTCGTGAGAGTTCCGCCAAGATCGTTGCCGTCATGATCGGGGTCGGGTTCCATCTGCCGCAATGCTGTGCTGACCAACGCGCAACGATCAATCGCGTTCGGGGTCGGCTTCTCGTCTTCATCGTGGAACGGCTCGTAAACGAGTTTCTTCCGCATCACGCCATAGGTGAGTTCCTGACAACACGCGGAAAGTTCCGGCCACGTCGAAAGCATCAAATCGAAAAGCTCATATTGCGGAACGTGCGCGCCAGCGAGTGCGCCGCGCAAAACCATTTCGATGTATTGCGGCGTGATCGCGCCGATATTCGGCATTAGCCAGTTGTAGCGGGCCTGTGGCCGCAGAAGGCGATTCATGCCGATTGGCGCGTTGACGCTTGCGCCTTTTACCGGGTGCTTGCCGTTCGTGCGAAGCTTGACGGTCTTGCGTCGAGCGGGTCGCTTTGTTCTGGGGGCGTTGAGCTTCATGCTTCGGAAAAGTAAACGAACGCGAGATATGCCACGGTGAGAATTACAAAGGTCGTCATGCTATCGCAAGTCTTCGCGGCGTGAAAGACGGTCGGAACCGTGACGGTGCGCCCATCTTGATTTTGCTGACATCATCAATCGCGCCAGTCGGCAGCGAAAGCAAAGTCATACCACCGGAGCAAGCATCAACCTGATCATCATGCGCGCCCTCGGGAAACGCGCAAATCTCATCAAGAAACTTTTGATTCCATGCGCCGCGAACGATTGCGAGTTTGCCCTGCTCGGATCGTGCGACGAGTGGCAGCGCCCGTGTGAGTTTGTCCCGGTGAACTTCGATTGGGGTGAACGTATGCGCGACAAGTAAAGGGTCGCGGAGCAGAGTTTGTAGCACTCCTATTTGTGCTGATACAACTTCAACGCCTTGTCGGACTGCGACGCCATCCACTAACGCCGTATTCGCAACAAGACGCACAGCGTCCGGCCATTCCATCTGCCCCGCGACAACGTCAGCGATCACAACGGTTCCATCTTGCGTCATTCCCATTTTCGCGCCTGCGGTGTAGTCGCTGGTAGTTTTTTCGGTGAAAGCTAAGTCCCAGCTTCGGCAATATTGAATCGGCGGCTCGCTGTCGATCACTTGAATGTTTTGGCGCTTGAACAATGCGCCCGCGAGCTGCACAAACTCGGCGTCAATTTCCTGCCGGGCAACGAGCGCGGGCAAAGACTTGCGAAGCTCGGCAATCTCATCAAATGCGATGTGCGGATTTGCCGATGTCGGGAATTGGAATGCACTCCAATCTTGATTGTCCCTGCTTCGCAAAAATAGCGTGTTGAAATAATTGAAACCGTTCGGCGTCGAGATAAACCACGCATCGCCCCGGCGATCCATGAGCGAAGGTCGGACGCATTGTTCCCACATTTCCTCAAGACCGTCTATGTGCGCGGCCTCATCAAACACAACGAAGTCGATGCCTTCGCCGCGCAAGCTGTCCGGTTCTTCTGCGGTCTTGAATTGCAACCAGCCGCCGCCAGTGCGCGCGAAACTTATTTCCCGGCGCTGCAAGTGAACCTCGACGGTTGGGATTTGCTTTGCAAGTTGGACGGCCATGCGCCAACCGGACTGATATGAGTCGGAAGCGTAGGAGGGTGAAATCCATCTGCATTTACCTCCGCGCGATGCGTAACGGAATGCGGCGCTGACGCCTAACACGCCTTTACCGAAACGCCGTCCGGCAGCGACGACTTTGTAACGTGATTCATCCGTCGCAATCTCAATTTGCGCCTGGTGAAACGGCGGAAGATAACCGATAACCCGGTGTTCAGTTGCTTCCATTTGTGACGCCGTTTTCGTGATCGAATCGAAGAACTAAAGTCGTTTTATTTTCGAGGCCGGTGGATTCGATCTTGTCCGGGACTTTGCCGAATGCGTATTCAACGAACGCTTTTTGTTTCGCAACGTCTCCGCTAGCGGCCCACTCTCGAAGAATGTTGTCGGCAACGGTGATCTTGTCGCCTTGCTTTGTTTCAACTTCGGCGTGCGCGATTGTTTGCGCCAGCTTCCGAAGTTGATCGAATGATTTTGGTCTGCCGTTGCGGTTGATGCGCGGGTCGCCTTTTACGAAGGGTTTACAGTTGGGAACATTCTTTCCGCCTCGTTTAGACAGCTTGACGGCAGTATTGCTGTCGCTGCGACCGTTTGACGTTTGCTCGCTGATGTATGCGCGTTTAACGCGAGCGCAATCTGTTGTCAACGGAAAACTTGCGACGATTTTCGGCTATTCGTTCAATCGGTGGAATCCATTTGCCTTTTGGTCTTCCTGCTTTGCGCGGATTTAAGTCAACCGGAAGTTCAAACAATCCATGCGGTCGAGGATGGTCGTGATGCTTCTTGCACAACCACTGAATCGCATAAGGGTCGGCGTAGGTGTAGTGATGAATTTCGGCGTTGGGATTTCCGCATTTCTCGCATGGTTGTCGCTTTAACGATCCGTTTCGGATTGCCTCGTTGATTGTCGTTCGGGCGCTGTGCTTCTGGCGATTGCGCAGTTGATTAACTCTTTTGCCGGGACACCCATCGCCCCGGTTCGACTTCGTATTCGTGTCTGCCATTTCGCTTTCGGGAGTTCATGTTAATGACCCGATTTGTTAGGCGTCAATCAAAATCGGTTGTTCTGTTTTTGTGTCGGTCGAATTTGATCCATTCCCGAACTCGAAGACTTCCTGCGCCATACGTTTCGCAGCGATCTCGCAGTATTTCTCTTCGATCTCGATTCCGATCGCTTTACGTCCTAGGTTTTTGGCGGCCAGCAACGTGGTTCCAGATCCGCTATACGGATCAATTACCGCATCGCCTGGATCTGTGGCGAGCTCGATACATCGGTTAGGTATCTGGATCGGAAATGCGCAGACGTGGCCTTCTATCTTAACCGGCGGGATTCTCCATATAGTCGAGAAGCCCATTGCTCCATGCCATACTTTCGGCCGGCCAATCTGATAGATGCGCTCATCCTGAACTAAAACTCGATTCGAGTTTCCGCCCTGTGCTCCACACCTGTCCCATATTATTTCGCACCAGATTTCAAAATCTCTCAGCCAGTCAAGCGGATGATAGATAGCGGACCTGCGTTTCAGCGCATACCTGACCTTGTGGTTGTAGAATATGCTCCCATAGCAGTGTTGCTGTAGTGTTAGTATCAAGCGCTGCTGATCATTCTGATATTCCTCTTCGACCTGCTCGTCAGCATACCATTCCTTGAGACGGGCTTCATGGGCCTTCATGCGGCTATTTGGTCCGCCGCCGGAATATTCTTTTACTAAATTGTAAGGAGGGGAGGTTACGGCTACATCGAATTTCCCTAGCCTAGGCAGGATCTCGTGCCAATCTCCGTGATAAATCGTAACGGAGTTGTCCTGATAATACGGTTTCATTTCTTCAATTCGTCCCGCAGTTTCGCGGCCCGTGTTCCTTCTTGAATCTCTCACTGGCCTCTCTCACGATTTTGCGTTGCCGTTCGAGTTCTTCTTCTGTTGGTTCGTGGATTTCGCGTTGCGGCATAATCGCGCGTTCGGCTTTTTCTTTCCGGTCGGCTTTCGCTTCGATCCTATCGCAAAACGCTCGCGCCCGGTCAACCTCTGCTGCGTAGTTATTCAAAAGGGTCTGTAAGTCCCTGCGGCAAAAATTCTCTTTCTTGTGTCGCTCGGATCGGTAATAGCGTTCGAGCATTGACAGCTCGCGCTCATCAAATTCGAGCTTCTTGAAAGCGGCGACCTCTTTTTCGCTCCACGGTGTTTGACTTCTGCGCCCAAAGATTCCGGCCAACCTGTCAGCGAAAACTCCCTTGCTTCCGTTATTTGTCTTTGACACAAGTTTGACAGGGAAAGACAAAGTTGAACGAATATTGACCCCTTCTTCTTCTTCTACTTCTTTAATTCCCTTCTTCTTCTTTGCTCTGTAAGCCCGCTGTTGATCTCGGAAATAAGACCGTCGCGATTCCTCGTCTTTGAGTTTCCGGTAATGCCCGTAGTTTACTATTCGCCATCCCCAATCCCGGTTCTTGTCGAGCGGCACAAGGCGTTTACCTTCTTCAAGCCGTGACCTGCTGGCCGGGTCGGGTTGGCAAAGTTGCTCGATGTATTTTCGGCACTCATCAATCGGAACGTTGGTTCGGCGCGATATTGCTTCATGCGTCATATCGACGGCCCCGGTCGGGTCGGCCAATACAAGCAAGTCCATGAACATTCTGCGGCAGTTGTAATCTTCCGCGATTGATGAATCGAATATCTGACCGAACACTTTAGCGAACATTTTTCCCTTTCGTTGGTTTTATTGCTGCAACTGCTTTCTCCCATGCTGCCGCTCCGCAGCATTTGAAGTCGGCAGAAAGTTCGTGCTGAATAGAGTGGCACTCATCGCACAATACGAGCGTCGTGCCGGGGAGGTATTCCCAAGGCTTGCGCCCCGTTATGTAAAAACGGTGATGGATATTGAGCTTCGACGTTGCATCCGAACAAACGTCACAGTTTCCACCGCGCCGACTTCAATCGCAGTAATCGAAACCTCTGCCATCGCGGGTCGTGGTAATCGTTCGCCCATTCGCCTTGTCAAATACAGTGTTAGACAATCAACGTCAACGCTTTTCTTTTCCGCTTGCCAAAATAATTCCGAACGGTTAGCGTCGGGGTTATGAGTTCAACCGAAGCCGCAGCAAACATGGCGAGAGTTCTGCGCGAAGTAAAATTCAGCCTAAACGCTTGCCAGTTAATCATCAAAGACGCGGACGCACGCGCCACCGTTCGCGATCTTGTAGAGCAATCTAACGACGCATTACAGAAATGGGAATCGTGCCAACACAATTAAAACTCACCGACGCCGAAGTGATCCGCGTTGCAATGCGATTACTCGGCCAGCGCACGAGCAAACGCAAAGCGAAATCGAGCAGGGAGAATGGGAAGCTGGGCGGAGCACCTCGGAAGGACAAGAATGACAGCGACCGAAAAAGAACTCCGAGAAATTGAGATTCATCTTGTGCCTCCGATGAAGATCGTCAACCGGGATCAATGCGGATTCACGCCGAAAGGGTTTAGGTTCTTTTTGGATTTCGGGAATGGCGTTCCGCGCTGCTTCATTCAAACCAAGTCCCGCGATGGCAAGCAACGGACACGCACCGAAACTACTGTATAGGCCTTCCGCAACCGTGTCGGGCGCACCGTTAAAATAATTCTTGCATTGAATAACCTAGCGATTAGGTTCTAGGCATGAACAACGAACAACAAGAACACGGAAGGTTCTATAATACCTCGAAAGACCCTGCCGTTATTGAAGCTAGGCGGCAAAGGGCGATTCGCGCCGGGGCAACACGAAGGGCGAACCGAAAAGCGTTTTTGGATGCGTATTACGCAAAGAAAGCTGCGGAACAGAAAGACGCACAATGAACTACCCATCAACCCCCGACGCGTGGATTGAGCGCAGCGACTACGATCAACCGACAGGCCCCGACGCCTACGAAGTGTGCCCGGTCTGCGACCGAATTGTGTGCGAGTGCGAAGGCGACGACCTGCAATGAGCGCGCGCACCGTAACCGAATCATTCCACGCATGGCTCATACGGCAGCGCCGTTATTGCGACCGATGCCGGAACACGCTGACGCCCGCGATCACCGTCCGAAATTTTAACGGCAAAGATTTAGTTCTTTGCGAAACCCACGCGAGCCGCCTAGACGCGGTTCGCCAATCAGACCAAAAACAAGAAAGCAAAATCCCATGTCAGAAAACAAAAAACAGTTAGCAGTTAGAGGCGATCCGTCCGTAGCCATGATGCTGCAAAAGGTGATCGAGGGCGGAATAACCGCTGATAACGTCGCGGCACTTGAATCCTTAGTAGGTTTATATGACCGGATGCAAGCCAAAGACGCCGAGCGCAAATTCAACGAGGCGTTCGCCAAATTGCAAAGCGAGCTGGCGTCCGTGAACGCAACCCGAACGGTTCCCGACAAACAAGGCAACCTGAAATACAGATTCGCTCCATACGAAGATATAATGGAAACCGTCAAACCAGTTCTCATCGCCAACGGTTTCGCGGTTAGTTTCACTTCGCGATTCGGTGACGGGAGGATGGTTTCAATCTGCACCCTGCGCCATGTCGGCGGCTTCTCGCAATCGAATGAATTTGCCGTCAGAATCGGCGGCGGCCCACCCGGCGCTACTGAGACACAGGCAGACGGCGCGGCGAAGACCTACGCCAAACGTGGCGCGCTGTGCGATGCCTTAAACATCGTTGTAGAACATGACGACGACGCGCGCATGATCGGGCAAGCAATCGGCGCGGCATTGGCGAAAGACTTAGAGGATCGCGTCAAAAAAGTTGGCGCAGATCGCGAAGCGTTCCTGAAATATGCCGGGGCAACCAAGTTCGAGGAAATCTCGGACGAACGTTGGCCGGTGCTTGACGAGCTGTTGACCCGTAAAGAGCAAGCAAAAGCCGCCCGCGAGAAACTTTCGCCGGAGGAATGGAAATGAACAATGTGTTGTATAGAAAACCGCTACGAGCATTCGACGCACGAAAAGACATAGATTCCGCTCCGTTCGTTTTTGCCACACAGGAAAACAACTTTTTCCATGTGTGGACGATGGACGATCACGAAGGGACTAATCATCACGGATTCTATTATACCAAAGAGCAAGCGATTGATGCGGCCTCTGATATTTCCAAAAAGGTTTCACAATGACAATCTACGACTGCGAACAAGGCACGCTCGAATGGACGAAACTCCATTTCGGGATTCCGACCGCTAGCGGGCTGGACAACTTGCTCACGCCGGAATTTGAACTCCGCAAAGGCGAGACTCCAAAAACATACCTTTATAAAAAGGTTGCCGAGAAGTTACAGGGTCGCCCGCTGATCGACTTGAACGCGTCAAGTTTCATGCTTGAACAAGGGCTAATCGTCGAGGAGGAGGCGCGCCCGTGGTATGCGCTTGAATACGACAAGCAAGTCAAAAAGGTCGGATTCATAACGACGGACGACGGCCAGTTCGGTTGTTCGCCCGATGGTCTGATTGAGGGCGAGGAATGCGGTCTTGAAATCAAATCACCTGCGGCACACACGCATGTTAAATATTTAGTCAACGGCGTGCTGCCGAAAGAATACGTCTCGCAAGTCTGCGGATCGATGTTCGCCACCGGATTTAAGCGATGGGTGTTCGTGAGTTATCGGCGCGGATTTCCGGCGCTCGTTCTTGAAATTCAACGGAAGCAATCTGATATGGACGCAATCGAACGCGCGATTGATGCGTTTCACTCCGATTTCAAGCAAGCAATTACGCGGATTTCAAACATCACCGAAGCGCGCAGATTGGAGGCAGCATGAGCAACGAACCACAACCGCAACGCAGCAACGAACAAATAGTGCGGGAAGCTGCAAAGAAAACTTTTCCGGTGCAGGTTGCAGAGCCTACAACCGACGCAAGCGAAGGCCAAGCAAGCGTCGTAGGCCGAACAGCGGGTTCGAATCCCCCGACCGGAGCCAATTTATCCGCGCCACGCGACGCGCAGGAGTGGACGCCGGAATATGTATCTGGCACGCTTCGGAGTGTAACGGCTATCTGTGACGCCCATAACGACGTACTCGCCGCCGAGCGGGAGAAGGTGCAACGTGTCAGTGGGTTGGGTGCTGACGCTTACAATAAGCTAAAGCGGCAACTCCTCGCAGCACAGGCAGCGATAGCAGAACATAACAAAGGATTGCTGTACGCAAACAAGAAAGCCTACGAAATCAAGGTTGACCTCTCCGCACTCGACAAGCACGACGCAGAAGTGAGAGAGAAAGCAGTAGTTGACGTAATCGGTGGAAGCATAGATGACGCAATCGCGGAAGTGCGAAAGCCGCTGGTGGATGCGCTGGAACGACTGTCGAGATTATCCTTGATGGGTAAAGCTAGAGACATCGTTTACGACGCGCTGGCGAAGGTGAAGGAGGGCAAGTGATTCACTTACTCGGACAAGGGATGCTTTACGAAGTGCACCACAACAAGGTTTCAATGATGACCGCAATCGAGAAGCGCCGGGCGATCCGCTTGTGCGCGTCGATCTTCGCGGTGATCACGTTCGCGGTGGTTTACTGGATCGTTTACCGATGAGCGCATATAACGACTTCGGCCCGCTGTTCGGTGCGCGTTATCCAGACGCGCCGGGATTCAAGGCGCGCGACACGTCGCAACACGCAGCGACCGTGATGGCGAACGACGCATCAACGTTACAATCTGACTGCTGGTCGGTGATAATGGTAAAACCTTCGACGGCTGACGAAGTTGCTCACGTGCTAAATAAATCCATTCTAGCGATCCGCCCGCGCCTAAGTGAACTCGTTGCGAAAAACAAGATCGTCGATTCTGGCGAACGTCGTAAGAATCAAAGCGGCAAACCCGCAATCGTTTGGAGGAGAGTATGAATCCTGAAGCCCAACGGATAGCAATAGCAGAAGCGTGCGGCTGGAAGTCGCCCAAGCACCCCGAAGTGATTGAGGCGATTAAAGATTGGCCGCACTCGCGAGACAGAGGCATCTGGTGGATGAAACCAAACAGCAAAGAATTTGCGTGGCTAACGGACGTTCCCGACTACCTAAACGACCTCAACGCCTGTCACGAAATGGAGAAGGTGCTAGATGGCAGCCAAATCTTGTCTTACTTGGTTCTGCTGCAACCGAACTGGTTCCCTACCGCCGCTCAACGATGTGAAGCGTTCCTGATAACTTTAGGACTTTGGAAATGAGAAATCCAGCAAACAACACGCAACGCCCGACCGAAGCGAATCACCGGCGCACAATGAAGCGCATTGAAACCTACGAAGGAAAAAACGATTTGCTTCGCACTTGGGAAATATTCGCCAGCACCGACGCTCAAATCCGAGAGCACGACTACCTGTCGGGATTGAAAAAGCGCGTGCGTGAAAACAAAAACTATCTTTTACATAGGGCTGATCCGAATGCAGACATTTAATGGGTGCGGGGCGAGGTCGCGGTTGTTGTTCTCCGTTGGCCTCGCCCTGTTTTTAAGCAATTCCTGTCCAAGCACCCGCGAAAGCGGGATCAGGGGGCGTGCGCTTCTTGCGAGGTGGCGCACGTCCTTATTTTCTTTATGACGCGCGACTGGACACGCTTACAGCCCGCTAAGAAAGACGGCACGAAACACGAACGCGTTGCCTACCTTGTTGAGTTCTTGCGTCACCGTCGGGGATCGAAGGTCGCGATCAATAAAGCGGTGAAGGAATTGGAAAAGCTACGTCAATCTCGATGAGAGAAATCGTCGCGCTTTGGTCGCATCGCTTCGGTTAGGATCACGAATACGAGAATAAACAAGAACGCGAGATATTTCATTGACGGTAACAGATTGCCGCCAGAATAACCACGAAGGCAATCAGCGCCCAAAGCAACCACGTTTTCACGCCCACTCCCAAGTTGCCGGAACCATGATCGGCGGCTTTAATCCGACCGCGACAACCGCATCGGGGTTTAGGTCGATGATTGCCTTGTTGGTGATATTCTTTTTCCACGGCATTCGATCTTTCAGGACGCAAACGACCGTTTGAGCGTTCGCCGTCACGCTGACTTTCGCGTGTTTCGCTGCTGCGATGCTTCCGAACTTCTCAATCATGTCGTCGGGAGGTAGGGCGCAACTCGGCCCGGTTCCTTCCGAAACGTCGTCGCCCCAACAACCGATTCCGTTGTCGCCAACCTTGAAACAATCTTGATCGCTACCACCGTTGTCCTTGCAACGCCTAAACGCCCGTATATCGACGGGGTCGCCAAAACTAGACGCAATACCCTTGTGCGTTGCTCCTGTCCACGTTGGGGGCGATTCTGGCGCGTTCTTGGCGGCAAGGATTAGGTTGTCGAGAGCCAACCGTGACCGAACGCCAAAGATGCCATCTGGCGTGACTTTCAGAATCTGCTGAATCGATTTGATTGCGTCGATTTCGATGCTCATTGCGCTATAGCATGAGGCCCGATGATGATCTTTTCAATCATCCGTTTCACCTGTGACCGGCGCTTATAGCCTTCGCCGCAATCGGCAATCTTTTTCCCGTTCTTGGCGCGCAACGTCCAACGCCATTCGCCCCTGTGATCTTTGTAAATGATGAACGTCACGGGCAAAAATGAAAGTAGATCACGCCTATGATTGCGTAACCGATGAACACAATGCAGGGCGCAAGTGCTTCGCGTGTTTTCATGCTCCGAAATGGCGACCTAACCAACCGACGCACAAGACACAGATCGCGAGACAAACGAAAAAGCCCGCCCCGAATCCGATTAGAAAAGAAGTCCAAGCCACGCGGTTCAGTCTTCCGGTTGCCATGCTGGATCGTTCCGCAGGGCTTCAACCGATGCGTCAAATTCCGCTTCTTGTTCCGGCGTCCAAATCTTGTCGCGCTTGAAGATGTTTCTTAAGGACGAAATGAATCCGGTCAGTTCAGGGATTGAATGAGTTGCCTGAATCAGAAGCGGCAGATATTTGATAACTAATCCGACGATTGCGGTCATGGTTGTGAAACTTTCTTTGCTTCGGTGAGGTATTTGTTCGTCTCGTTTACCGCGTTGGTCAACGTGATCATCGCGGTGTTGAGTGTCGCTTGATTCGCTGCGTTGCGGTTCGCCTTAAAGTTTTTCGTGGCATCGCGGAGACTGACTATCCAGTTGATTCCGTTCCGACGAATGTTTTCAGCCCACTGATGAATGGCCGGAATGTTCGCGAGCAACGCCTGATTGTCGCGCTCCAAATGAACGAACGTGTTAAACGTTAGCTTTGCGGTTTCTGCGGTCTGTTCGGCGCGCAATATGATTTGATCGGTCGATGCTTCCGTCAGCGCTGGCGGATTAAAGCTCGAACACCCCGAAGGGCCGAACGGTGCGACCGCGAACGCGCCGCAGATGATTGATGCCGCTATTAGATAACGGCACGCTTCAAGCCGTAGGCGGTTCATGGCGCTAGGGTGAGCAAGAACATTATCACGAAGTAAAGGGCGATAAGCGCGCATAAGATCATTACGAGCTTCGTAATTACTGCGGGAGCTTCAAGCGCTCCGAGTATCCACGCCAGAATGTAATACACAATCGCCAAGACGATCAGCACAATGACCAAATGAATCAGGCCGCTAATCAATC